AGCAGCAGGGCGACCAAGTCAAGAAGGTCACCGACTTCCTGAACTCGAACAAGGACGCGATCCAAGCCCAGATCACGGCCGACAAGGCCGGCACCGACGCGTCCAAGGAGTTCGGCGACCAGCAGGCTCAGACGGCCTCGCAGCTGCAGCTGACCGCCAGCCAGTTCGGGGTCACGACGCAGGCGATCAAGGACGCGCACAACGCGTACCACGACACGAATGACGAGGCCGGGAACTCCCTCGCTGTCCTGCAGGCCGTCGGCGACAAGTACGGCGACACCGCGATCTCGGTTCAGGGCCTGATCAACGAGCAGACGATCATGCAGGGCACCTTCAGTGCGACCACGTTGAAGATGCAGGAGGAGAACGACGCCGCCGGCCTGTTGAAGCAGGCCATCGACCTCCTCAACGGCAAGAGCCTCTCGCTCGAGCAGGCTCAGACGAACGTGGGGAAGGCCACGAACTCGGCGGCTGAGACGCTGAAGAAGAACGGCGACACGATCGACCAGGTCGACAAGAAGACCGGCCTGTTCACTGACGCGGCGCTGGCGAACCAGGCGGCGATCCAATCGGCCGCCGCCGCGGCTCAGCAGCACGCCGAGGCGGTGTCGAAGGCCACAGGGTCCACCGAGGCGGGCACGGCCGCCCTCGCCGCCGACAAGACGGCGATGGAGAACTCCCTCCGCTCTCAGGGACTCCTCACGGACGCGGTGCAGGACTACATCAACAAGCTCTACGCGGTCCCGCCGGTGGTGCACACGAAGGCCGAACTGGACGCGGAGAAGGCGAAGACGGACGCGGCGATCCTCGCGCAGGAGATAAACAGCCTGCACGACCGCGTTATCCACCTGACCACAGTGAACTCGTCGGTCGGCACGATGGGCGGCATGGACGCGGCAGGTGTTGGGAACAACACCGGAGCTGTGGCGTACGCGCTCGGCGGCACCGTCCGGTACCTCGCCGGCGGCGGCATCGGCGACCCCCTCGCCCACGGAACCGACACCGTGAGGGCGATGCTGACCCCCGACGAGGAGGTCATCAACCGGGCGTCCGCCAACCAGATCCGCCGCGACCACCCCGGGGCGTTCGAGTACATCAACGCCACCGGGAAGCTGCCCGCAACCGGCGGCGGGGCGGGGCCGATCTACCTGACGGCGTACTTCGAGAACCCCATCACGGGCGAGCAGGTGCAGGGGATGGTCCGCGCGGTTTCCCGAAGCGAGATCGGCCGGACACTGCACGACCTCTCCACCCGTCGCCCCAGTCGCTGATCCGCCCTCGAAGAGTTATTAGCCCACATGGAGGTTCCCCTTGTCGGTCACGACCCGCACGAATCTCCTCAAGTACGGCACCTTCGAGGGCGGCATCACGACCGGCTGGACCGGGACGAACTGCACCCTCGGCACGAGCACCGCGAAGTCGGACTCGGGCCTGTACTCGATGACGCTGACCGCTTCCACGGCGGCCGCGTTCTCCGCGGCGACGGCGACCGGCACCTCGGGTATCCCGGTCACGGCCGGGCTCTCGTATGCGTTCCAGATGAAGTCCCAGACGGCGGTCACATCCCGAACGGTGACGCTGTCCATCAGCTGGTACAACTCGTCCGGCACACTGCTATCGACGTCGTCCGGCACCGGCGTAGCGGACGCTACGACGGGCTTCACGCTCGCGACGTGCGTCGCCACCGCCCCAGCATCGTCCGCGTTCGCCTCGCTCAAGGTCGCCTACAACACGGCCGCCACATCCGAGGTCCACTACGTGGACTCGGGCTTCTATGAGCAGGCGGCATCAGCCGGCTCCTACTTCGACGGCGACACCGTCGACGCCGGATCAGTCGTCTACGCATGGACCGGCACGGCCTACCAGTCGACCTCGACCGCGACGACCTACACCCCGGCCATTGCGCTCTCGTCCGGGTCCTCGCCATGCCCGAACGTCACGATCACGATCACGGACGTCTCCCCGTTCGACAACATCGTGAACATCTGGCGCACCGCCGACGGCACCCGCACCGCAGTGCGCGGCACCCGCGGCATGACCATCAACGGGTCCAACGCCATCACAGACTACGAGGTCCCGCTGGGCCGCTCCGTCGCCTACGACCTCGAAGTCACGTCCGGCGTCTCCGCCGGCGTGGTCACCCCGACGTCCACGATCACGGTCTCCTCCCCGACGGACTCGCTCGGCAAGGCGACGTGGTGGATCCAGGATCCGCTCGTGCCCGGCTCGGCGATCGCCCTGTCCGTGGCGCGCGGGGACAAGTCCCGCCCCTATCTGACGGCGAGCGCGGTCAAGTCCCTCGAGTACACGTCGGATGTGGCGATCATCCCCGTGGCCGGGTCCACGCAGCCCGTGGCGATCGGCGGGCAGCGGCTCATCGCGCAGAACGTGCCGTTCGATACGTTCACGAACACGGCGCAGACCACCACGAACCTGCGTAACCTGCTGCAGCAGACCGCTGTGCTCCTCATCCGGCCGCCGGGTGTGAGGAACGACGGCGTGCCCGGCCTGTTCTACACCGCCATGCCGAAGGTCACCGAGCAGCCAGTCACGGTCGCGTTCGGGGGGACGCTCACGAAATGGCAGATCACCGGCTCAGGGGTAGCGGCCCCTACCGCGGCGATCCTCGTGCCCGTCTGGACGTACGGATCCGTGGCGGCCCTGTGGTCCACGTACCAGCAGGCGCAGACCACGCTCGCCGCGAAGACGTACCTCGACGTCCTCAAATCCCCGACCGGAGCCTAGGAGGGTCCATGCCTGTCGCGAATCCCCTGTTCTCCGGGACCGTTCTCACCTCGACCGCTGCGGGGGTCGGCCAGGTCGCCGGGACCACGGACTCGTGGATCGCCGTCGTCCTCAACGTCACCGACGTGCAGGGCACGGACGCGTCGGCGGTGTTCCACATCCAGTGGTCCCTCGACGGGGCGGTGTGGGCCGACTCCGAGCCGCGCGACCAGTTCGACCCGATCACGGCCCCGACGGCGGTGTGCAAGCGGTTCGACGTGAAGGCCAAATACTGGCGCGCGTGCGTCGACATCAGCGGCACCAGCCCGTCGTTCACAGGCTCCGCCAACGCCTATAGCTAGAGGGGGTGCGCCGTGCGCCCGATCGACTCGAACACCCTCGCCGCCCTCAAGGGCTCCCGCACCGGCGACCAGCTCGTCGTGAACGTCTGGTACAACGGGCAGCTCGCATGGCCCGAGCCGCTGAAGATAGCCCGCTGGGACGCCACTTGGGACGCGGACCGACCAGCCAGCCTGTCCCTGACCGTTCAGGATCCCACGAACAAGCTCGCCCCATGGCTCCTGTCCGACCCGCTCGGGGTCGGCGGCGCCCGCCTGCAGTGCATCTACAGCGTGGGCGGCGCCGGCACGGTGAACCTCGACTGGCACCGGGTCACCCGGTCCAAGCCGCAGCAGAAGTGGGTCACCTACACGATCAGCGACAAGGGCGTCGTCACCCCGAACACGCCGATCCCGCCCGACAAGCGGATCGTCCAGTCTCCCGCCGGCGCAACCATCGACGTATCGGGCAATGACCTGTCACTGATGGTCGCCAAGGACCGGTTCATCGCCCCCGAGTCCCCAGTCGGCGGCTCGCCCACGGTCATCGGGGAGATCAAGCGGCTCCTGCAAGACCGCGTCCCCGTCTCGGTGCTCTCCGGCGTCACCGACACCGCCGTGAACACGACCCTGATCTACCAGCAGCAGGCCGACAGGTGGGCGGCCGTCGAGGACCTGGCGCAGCGCATCGGCGCCGCAGTTCGAATGAACGGCGACGGCCAATGCGAGGTCTACCCGATCTCGAGCGCCTCCGTCGCCACGCTCATCGGCGGCCCCGAGGGGCTGCAGGTCAGCGTCGACACCGAGCAGTCGTACGACGGCACGTACAACTACTTCGTCGCTGACGGCACAGCGACGGTGAACGGGCAGCAGCAGCCGATCCGGGGAACGGCGAGCATCACCGGCGGCGAGCTCGTCTTCGGCGGCCCGCACGGCCGGTACCCGACCTTCTACTCCTCGACGATGCTCACCACCCAGGCTCAGGCCGACGCCTATGCGGCGCAGATGCGCGACACGCAGATCGCCGGGCTCACGACCGACCTGTTCGTCGAGGCCCTCCCGCAGCCGCACCTGCAGATCGGGGACTGGGTCACCGTCCCAACCTCCCGCATCGACGGAATGGCGCCACCCCTGACCGGCCGCATCGTGCAGATGCACATGAGCGGCACGCAGACCAGCGTGGACCGGATGAACCTGACCGTCCGCTGCAACTACTACGACGTCCGCACTGCGCTCACAAGCGGCACGAACTACACAATCGCGGGGCAGATCACCCGCACCTGACGGGGGTGGGCTGTGTTCGACAACCTCGATTCCCTCGGCCAGGAATACGTCAACAGCACGGCCCAGCCCCCGAACCGCCTCCAAGGCGTCATGGTGTACGCGTCGCCCGGGACTGGTTCGAAGGCGCTCGCCGTCAACGTCAGCGGCAACATCATCCCCGCCCGCTACTACGACGGGGTCACGGTGCAGGCCGGCGACCCGGTCGCGGTCGAGTTCGTCGCCGGGCCTCAGGGGCAGGCCGAGGCGTGGGTCACCGGCCGTCTCGCGCCGTCCCCGCGGCCCGCGCAGGGAACCGTGAAGACAGTGCCCCCGTCGTCGTCGACGATCACGGTCACCGGCACAGACGGCACCGACTACACGTCCGGGTTCGCATCCACCTACACCCCAGTCGTCGGGGACACCGTCATCCTCTCGTGGAGCATGGGCGCCCCGACGGCGTTCGCAAAGGTCGGGTACACGCCAGCGCCCTACATCCCCGCACCAGTGGCAGCACCGCCCCCACCGTCGTCCACCGGCACCGGCAGGTACGCCGCCGTGGACACCTCCACGTACTGGGGCCCCGGCGGCTGGGGGTCGTGGGCTGGCGGGAACAACGTCTACCAAGGCGACTACGGCTCCGGCATGCTGACCGGCGCCTGGTTCTACGGCGGATCCCCCACCGAGCTCGCAGGCCGCACGGTTACGGCTATCAGGTTCACCCTCGGCGGCCGCAACGGCGCAGGCGCCACCAGCTCCCCGGTCACCGTGAACCTCTTCTCCCACACGAGCTCGCGCCGCCCCGGCGGAAACGTGTCCATCGGCTCAGGGTCCGCAACCGTCACCGCCCAGCCATGGCAGGGACCCACCGTCATCAATCTGCCGCTCAGCTTCGCCACCGACCTCCTCAACGGGGGCGGGATCGCGATCACCAACAACCCGTACGCCGGGTTCTACGGCCGCAACACGCAGCCCAACTCCGGCTACCTCGAGATCGATTGGAGCCGCTGAGATGCCTCAGACCCGATGGAACAAGGGCAAGACCATCGTCAACAGCGACGCCTACAACCTCGCGGGCGATCAGGCCACCCAGTCCGACACCCTCAACGTCGTCATCCCTGTCGCATCCCAGGCCGAACGCGACGCTCTCGTGCCGCCGCAGGGCGTGTACGCGGGCATGGCCGTCGCCCGCACCGACCTTCCCGGTGTCCCGATCCAGACCCGCGACGGGTCCGGTGTGTGGTCCACGCAGCAGGTGCCGAAGGTATGGGCGAACAACGTCCTCAACGGTTCGCCCGCCAACCCCCTCTCCGGGCTGCAGTCGGGATCATACGTCCCGATCATCCAGGGCGGCACATGGGTCGGCACCCCGGACGTGAACGGCTACGCGAACCTCACGTTCCCCCAGGCCTTCCCCAACGCGCTGATCACCGTGGGCGGCTGGGTCGGCGACAACACAATCACCAACGCCCAGCGGTACATCGTCACCAACGGCTCTGCAGCATCCAACCTCACCACGTTCTACTTCCGCTGCTGGGACACGGGGGCGAACTCGCCTGCGACGCTGACCCAGCGCGTCAACTTCTTCGCGATCGGCATCTGATGGACTGGCAGACGATCAGCGCCGTCGTCGGGATAGCCGCGGCCTGCGCGACGGGGGTGGGCGTGTTCATCCGCAAGGTCCTCCCGTTCATCCGCAAGGTCAGCCACTTCATCGACGACATGCTCGGCGAGGAGGAGCGTCCAGGCGTCCCGGCCCAGCCTGGCGTGATCGCGCGGCTCTCGACGATAGAGCACGAGCTCCACCCGAACGGCGGCGGCTCGCTGCGGGACCAGACGAACCGGCTCGAGAAGAAGCTCGACGACCACCTCGCCACCTGCAAGACGACGCCGATCACCACAATCAACGTCAACGGAGGCACCCCGTGACCCTCAACGGCTACGACATCAGCGCCTATCAGGGCTCGCTCAGCCCGGCGGCAGTGCCCGGCGACTTCGTCATAGTGAAGGCCACCGGCGGCGACGGGTACGTGAACCCGAACTTCCGCGCACAGGTGCAGGCGGCCCGGAACGCCGGGAAGCTCGTCGGCATCTACCACTTCGCCCGCGACGGCTACACCGCAGCGACCGCGCAGTCTGAGGCGGCGTGGTTCATCCGCAATGCCGGGGACCTGCTCGACGGGTCGGTGCTCGCGGTCCTCGACTGGGAGGCCGACAACCAGACCGATGTCGGCTACGCGAAGGCGTGGCTCGACACGGTCACCGCGCAGACCGGCGTGAAGCCGATCATCTACATGTCGTTCGCCACCATCAAGGCCGCGGACTGGTCCAGCGTCGCGAACGCCGACTACGGGCTCTGGGAAGCGGCCTACGTGCTCGGCTACCAGCAGATCAACGGCTACAACCCGCCCGCCGGGCTCGCCGACATCCCGTACTGGTCTACCCGCTGCATGTGGCAGTACACGTCCGTCGGCCGCCTCCCCGGATGGGGCGACAACCTCGACCTCGACATCTTCTACGGCGACGCCACCACGTGGGCGGCCTACGCCGCGAAGGTCGGGGCCTCGATCAACCCCCAATCCACCACCATCACCCCGGAGGCTGACATGCCACTCACCCCTGATGACGCGAAGCTCGTCGCTGAGGAGATCCTGAACTACGACCTCGTCCGGCAGGGCGACGGCCAGACCGGCACCACGAACCTGCGCGCACTCGTGCAGTGGTTCGACAATGCGGTCAGCAATATCGTCAACACCGTCGACGGGCACGTCGACGCGGCGGTCAAGGCGATTCCGGCCGGCTCGGTGTCGCTGACCGACGCCCAGGTCCAGTCGCTCGCGGACAAGCTCACCGCGAGCCTGCCTGCGGCGAACCTCGCACTCCTCAAGTCGAAGCTCTGATGGTGGATCTCGGCGGGTTCGTGTCGGCCCCGGCGAGGATGCTGTTCTCGCCCGTCGATGACGTGCACGGGGCGCTCGTGGAGCTGCTCAAGTCCGCGCAGCATTCCGTGGTTGTCGCGATGTACGGGTTCGACGACGACGAGCTCGCCGAGATCCTGCGGGGGCATCTCGCGGACCCGCACATGCACGTGCAGATAACCCTCGACCGGTCGCAGGCCGGCGGCGTGCACGAGCGGGAACTGCTCGCGAAGTTCCGCAATGAGGATATGGGCAACTCGATCGCGATCGGCACCAGCGAGAAGTCCGCGATCATGCACCGCAAGATGGCGATCGTCGACGGCGAATGGCTGATCGGCGGCTCGACGAACTGGTCCGACTCCGGTGAGACGAAGCAGGACAACGAGCTCACCATCCACCACTCCCCGAAGCTCTGCGCGCGGGCGAGAACGGTGCTGGACATCGAGCACGACCATGCGCTCCAGCAGATGAAAGCGAGGGCCGATGCTCCCGGGTGACGTTGCCCTCGTCCGCCCCGGCGGCTGGGTCGGTGCCGGGATCGACGTGGTCACCACGTCCCGGTACTGCCACATCCGCCTCATCGTCGCCGAGGACGGGTCCACGGTCGAAGCGAACCCGC